CATAATCGTCAATGTGAACCCAATCCTCGCTGTTATACCAGGACATTATATTCTCCTAAGAATAGATAAATGTTAAACCATAAATGAGTGCAAAGAATGCAATAGGGATCGCCAATCCCACGATGGCTTTCAATCAGTCTCCTTATTATTCGATGCTGGTTTGTTCATTATTATCTCCAATAATGGTTATTGATGCATTGGTTTCGATCCACACATGGGCACCACATGACAAGGGTTTATCAGGTGAATACACCACCCGACTAGCCCCATTGATAATCACATCGTGGGCATAATGGTTGGACTTGTAGGTCTTAATAGTCAGCACAGGGTCTTGTGCGCCAGTCTTACGATTGGCTTTGATAATGTGCTGGTTAACGTGGATTATCTTTTTCATGCTTTAGACTTTCTTGATATTAGAATCTTGATTACTTTGGCCTTAGACGCGCCATGGTACGGATATGCAATGGTCTTGATAGACTTGTCCCAACATGCTCGACAATCACCACACTTGCCATCGCGTCTGTATGCTGGGCACTCGTAGACGCTAGACTTATCGAGCACATCGAGTTCAAAGGCAAGCCAGGGCGTGATAGTGCTATTTGGCACGTCAACATCTAAGACTTCGCCTGATACGCTATCGCTAGACAATCGAACGCATACATTGTCCAATTGCATCATGTCGAATAGCACAGGTTTAAACTTATCAAACTTATGCATGCGAGTCGGTAGCCAATGTTTGACATGTGGAGTGCGTTTCATAACCTCCAGAATACGCTCAGCCAGGGTCACAGAGTACATATCACCTGAATCAAACCACCTGAAATGGGTCTGCTTCTCCAGGTCCTTGACCATACGGTCCACCCAGTCCACATTGTGCCAATCTTCTTTGTTCTCAGCACGTACACGTTTAACGTCAGGCATGTGGTACATTCCACGCCTAGCGTAACAGAACGTGCATGCGTCCACCACAGACCCGTCAGGATTGACTGAGCCTGGGCACGTATCGAATGCCTGGAGAGACCAGGACAGGCACCCCAGTTTGCTAGTCTTGCTGAGCATGATTTTCCCCATAGGCGCAAACGCTATCGGTAGGCCCATAAATGTGCGGTCTAGTAATGTCCAGGATTTCCTGGTGCAATTTTTCTAGTGCATACAATGCGATCTTCGCACCACGTTTCGACATTGGGTAAGTCTCGCCAGTAAACTCTGACGCCATGCGGATCATGTCATTGCGTCCAACACCGCGAACGGGTTTGATGCCAGTCTTGATCCACAGACTGAGACTGTTTTTAAGTACAATGAGACGGAACAGCGATGGGTCAATTGATGCCATGATGGCCTCCATGTAGTTGTGCTAGACCCCAGGATACTCCCAGGGTTTCGACTCGTCAAGTCTCTTCAGTAGCACTTGCGTATTCGTCAATCTTATGATCTGCGATCTCCCTCCAGTTAACTTCTGAGATAAAGGCCAGGGCATAGTCTACCACCCTGGAGTCTGCCACCATGTCATACTGGCATTCGATGCAGTCCGTCACATGTTCTTTCATTGCCTGGGCTACATCATAGACATCTGATCCCCAGTCCCTGCAGTCCATGCCATCGAACCATTCGAGATTGACCCGCCATGTTTCGTAGTTCGTCCATCCGTTGTGCGTTGCCATGATTAAAACCTTTCGTAGTTGCCATCCAGGGTCATATGATGATGGTCTGCATTGACCATGTCCACTTTGAAATTCCAGACCCGCACTAGCTTCTGATTGTCTGCACGCTGAATCGTGGCCCAGATCGGATTGGTCTTCAGTACTTTGCCATTGACTTTGCTGCTGCCCTTGTATACTGTGATCCATCGTCCTCCGCGATGCTTGAAGACTGCGTTAAAGTGTACGCTCAGTTTGATGATTGGTCGCATGATGCTGATCCTTTCGGTTGGTGGTTGGTCTGCGTTATTGCATCCCATGTAGTAATCATACCCCTATGGATTTTATTGTCAAGACCCCCTCCCTGTTTTTTCATAGGTACTTTCCCCTATTGACATCTGCCCAGGATTGTGGTGTGTTATAGGGTACTTACAAGCCTTTCCCTCTGCAGTCAATAGGTAGTTTCCCTAATGTTGTATAAATGAGACACGGGGGGAGGGGCTACACAGTGATCTAGTGCGTAGAGGGCCCTTAGCAGACACAAAAAAGGGTGAAATAGGGCTAAAAAGTAAGGAAAAAGCTGTGGATAAGTCTGTGGATAACTCTATGATTCCTGTGGATAACTTTGTAATCTGTGGATAACTAGAAAAGGAGAGACAATCTGTGCATCCGATAGGACTTTTTAGAAGAAAGTACTTGACAAATCCTGAAAAGTATGCTATAATATATGCATTGTTAAACCTACTATGCAGGAACTAAGTACCACGAATAATTATCATTTTTATATTATTAACCGTATTTGCCTAACTAGCACTGCATAGATATCTAAATAGTAAGGAGAAACACTAAAGTGTCCCTTAAAGAGAAGGATGTTGTTTTGTCTCCCCCTAAAAAGCGAGGTAGACCTAAGAAGGCAGACATAGAGGCTAAGAAAAGCCGTGCCGTGCTAGGTAGACCCCCTGGAGAGACGGCAAGAATTAAAGAGTTTCACGCTCGTCTGCTTGCTACAAGTGGTGAGAAGGTGATCAATACTATCATTCGTAAAGCTTTGGATGATAATGACAAGGATCAGGTTGCTTGTCTAAAGATGTGTGTTGATCGTGTCTTACCCATGTCCTACTTTGAGAAGGAAAAGCAGGCTGGCAGGGGTGGAATTAACATTACCATTAGTGGTATCAATGGGACTACTGAGGTATCTGAGTCAGAAGTGATTGACGCTGAGGACGTAGACTATGAATCTTGATATCAAGCTACTACCTTGGCAGCAAGAGGTGTGGAATAGTAACCATCGGTTTAAGGTTATAGCTGCTGGACGGCGTACTGGTAAGTCTAGGATGGCTGCGTGGGCTCTTATCGTAGAGGCTTTGCAGGCGGATAAGGGTCATGTCTGGTATGTGGCTCCTACCCAGCAGCAGGCTAGGGACATTATGTGGTCTCAGTTGCTGGAGTTAGCGCATCCTATCATTGCTGGTAGTCATGTTAATAATATGCAGATCAAGCTGGTTAATGGTTCACAGATCAGCCTGAAGGGAGCAGATAGGCCAGAGACCATGCGTGGTGTGGCGTTGAAGTTCCTGGTATTGGACGAGTATGCGGACATCAAGCCGCAGGTGTTTGAGCAGATCTTAAGGCCTGCGCTTGCTGACTTGAAGGGTAAAGCCATCTTTATTGGTACACCGAAGGGAAGGAATCACTTCTATGACCTCTATAAGATGGGACAGGCAGGCAAGGAGAAGGATTGGAAATCGTGGCACTTCACATCGCTCGATAACCCGCTTCTTGACCCAGAGGAGATTGAGGTTGCTAAGGCGTCAATGTCCAGCTTTTCTTTCAGGCAAGAGTTCCTAGCTAGTTTTGAGGCTCCGCAGTCGGATATCTTTAAGGAAGAGTGGATAAAGATTAAGGATGAAGACCTAGAACCTGATGATGCAACGTATTACATGGCTGTTGACTTGGCTGGTTTTGAGGCGGTAGCTGCTAATGCAGCAAACAAGAAGAAACATCTAGACAATACGGCTATTGCGATAGTCAAGGTAGGTTCAGATAACAAGTGGTGGGTAGATAAGATTGATTATGGCAGGTGGGATATCAAAGAAATCTGCGAGAAGATCCTAAAACATGCCAAGAATTACGATATTAAGGTTATTGGGATAGAAAAAGGTGCTCTGAAGAGGGCTCTTATGCCTTATTTGAGTGAATTGATGCTCAAAAAGGGCATTTACCCCAGGGTAGAAGAAGTTAACCAAGGCAACAGAAGTAAGATTGATAAGGTTGTTGGTGCTTTGCAGGGCAGGTTTGAGCATAAGACCATTACCTTGAAGGAGGACGAGTGGAACAAAGCGTTTATTGATGAGTTACTCAACTTTCCTACTACTGGCGTTCACGATGACATGGTGGATGCACTCTCACTCATTTCTGTTATTGCGGTAAACACCTTTGATCTAGAGATAGATGACGAGGAATACGAACCATTAGATGTAATTTCAGCCTACTAAAGGAACCATTATGGCTTACGAAGAAGAAAACATGCAGTCAGTTGAAGAATACGAAGTAACGGAATCCGACAAGGAACTCGTTGAATTCGTAACTACCCACTGTGATCGGTGGCGTGACTGGCGTGATACTAATTTCATGATGCAGTGGGACGAGTATGATCGCCTGTACCATGGGATCTGGGCAGACCAGGATAAGACCCGTGACACTGAGCGGGCTAGGATCGTGTCTCCTGCTATCCGTCAGGCTGTGGATAACAAGGTTGCTGAGACCCTTGAGGGCATCTCTGGCAACGGTAAGTTCTTTGAGATTGACGATGATGTCATGGACCAGGATAAGTCCGATGTCACCCTGATGCGTACCCTGCTGCAGGAAGATATGAAGAAGGACAAGGTGATCAAAGAGATTGCCAAGGTGGTAAAGATTGCCGAGATGTTTGGTACTGCAGGCGCAGAGATCCTGGTTAAGACCAAGATTGATCGTGCCCCAGCCACCCAAGCAGTCCCTGGGCAGTCCTATGCTGCTGTTGGTGTCATGGAAACCGAGCGTATCTCTATCCCCATCAAAGCTATCCATCCCCGTAACTTCCTGATTGACCCCAATGCAGACGATATCATGGACTCTATGGGCGTTGCCGTGGAAGAGTACGTGTCCCTGTATCAGGTAGTCAAAGGCATCGAAGACGGTATCTATCGTAAATGCAAGATTGAACCCATGTACGATGAGACTGATCTTGAGCCTGACCAGAACACCAGCACGTTCCAGGACGATAAAGTCAAGGTTATGCGCTACTACGGTCTGGTTCCGCGTGAGTACCTGGAGCAGCTAGAGAACGATGGCAAGGAAGTGGTTGACCTGTTCCCTGAAGACAGTGCTATGGACCGTGTGTCTGACCTCGTAGAAGCTATCGTTGTTATTGCTAATGACCAGCACCTCCTGAAGGCTGAGAAGACCCCGTACATGATGCAGGATCGTCCTATCGTAGCATATCGTCCAGAGATCGTCCCAGGGCGTTTCTACGGCGTTGGTACGATTGAGAAGGGCTACAACATGCAGAAGGCCATTGATGCCCAGCTACGGGCTCATTTGGACTCTCTGGCCCTGACTACTGTGCCTATGATGGGTATTGACGCTACCCGCCTACCACGTGGTATGAAGTTTGAAGTACGCCCAGGTAAAAACATTCTGACCAATGGTAATCCTTCCGAGATCCTCCAGCCGTTTAAGTTTGGTAACACAGACCCTGCCAACTACGAGACGGCTAAGGGCTTTGAAGGCATGCTTCTGCAGGCTACTGGTACGCTGGACTCTGCTCAGTTGACCCTAGCAGCAGCAGGTAACCAGGGCGGTGGTGGTATTGGCCTGTCGGTTGCCATGTCATCCATTGTCAAGAAAAACAAGATGGCCCTGATCAACTTCCAAGAGGACTTCATGATCCCTCTCATTGAGTCGGTTGCCTTCCGTCATATGCAATTTGACCCTGACCGCTATCCAATGAAGGACTTCAAGTTCGTTCCTGTAGCCTCTATTGGTATGGTTTCGAGGGAGTACGAGCAACAGCAGATGGTTGGCCTTATGCAGACTCTTGGACCTACATCCCCAATCGTGCCTTTGTTGCTCAAAGGTATTATTGCCTCGTCTAGTCTTGCTAACCGTGAGGAACTGGTGGCTCAGATGGATCAATTGTCCCAGCCCGATCCCCAGCAAGTTGAGCTTCAGAATGCCTCTCAACAGGCTAATTTGCGGCTTGTACAGGCTCAGGCTGTCGAGTTGGAGGCTAGGGCCCAGGAGAGTACTGCAAACGCCACAGAGAGCCAAGCAAAGGCTCAGAAGGCCATTGTGGAGGCACAGCTTATGCCTGAGGAAGTCAAGGCTAAGATTATCCAGGGCCTCTCCTCTAATCTGAAGGAAGACCGTGACTTTGAGAAGCGGGCTAAGATTGCAGAACTGATGCTCAAAGAAGCAGAGATTAAAGCAAAAGTTATACCACAACAGTAAAAAGTACTTGACAAATTAAGGTTTTTGTGGTATAATAGATACACTCTAGTAAATTAAGGATCTCCTAATGGACAAAGATCTACAAAAGTATTATGAAGACAGGTTTGATATGATGGCTACCCCAGGTTGGAAAGACCTGTTGGAAGACATAGATAACATGTCGATTACTTATAATAATTTGTTTGAAGTCTCTACGATTGAAGATTTACATTTCCGTAGAGGACAGATTGATATGCTGCTTTGGCTGAAAACCTTGAAGGAAACCTCAGAAGAGGCCTGGGAGGGAATACAAGATGCCTAAGCGGATGTTTGAATTTGTGTGTGTCAAAGGACATAACACTGAGAAATTTGTGGATACTGAGGTCAGAGTAGTAGAATGTCCTCATTGCCACAATGACGCTTCCCGCGTTATCTCGTCTCCCAGAATCGCTCTCGAGGGCATCACAGGTGCGTTCCCCGATGCGGCGGCTAAATGGGCCAGACTACATACGGAAGCGGCAAGGAAACACTCACAAGACTAAGATCCGAGTGTTATTTTTTAATTCCTATAATCACGTATTGTGACAGGAGGCTAATGTGGCTAATTTTGTTGATGAATCGGTTGATGACAACCAGGAAGTAGAGAACCTCTTTGAAGTACAGGCTGAGGAACCTCAAATCGAGGATAATCCAGAACCTGAGGGAGAAGAGATAGTAGCTGAAGAGCCAGTCGTAGAAGAACAAGAGGAAGAAGAACTTCCCAGCAAGTATAAGGGTAAATCTGTTGCAGATATTATCCGTATGCACCAAGAAGCTGAAAAGCTAATTGGCAGACAGGCTCAAGAAGTAGGCGAAGTTCGTAAACTTGCTGATGATCTCATTAAACGGCAACTCGAAACTGGACATGTTCCAGCAGTGGCAGATGAAGCTACAAAAGAAGACGAGATTGACTTCTTAGATGATCCGAAACAGGCGATTAGTAAGGCAGTAGACAAGCATCCTGCAATTGCTGAAGCGCGAAAACAAGCACTTCAGATGAAACAAATGCAGATTGCTCAAAGACTGGCAACTGAGTTTCCTGATTTTCAGCAGACCATCCAAGATCCAGAGTTTGCACAATGGGTAACTGCATCACCTGTACGTTTGAAGTTGTATAACGAAGCCAATACTAATTTTGATTTTGATTCCGCTGCTGAGTTGCTTGGTAACTGGAAATATGTCAGAAAAGGTAAGGCAGAAGCTACAACTGAAGCCGTGCAAAAGACAGTTAAACAAGATCGCAAACAAACGGTCAAGGCTGCTGCTGTAGATACAGGGGCTGTTGGGGTTAGTTCTAAAAAGACTTACCGCCGTGAAGACATCAGAAACCTTATGATTCGTGATCCAGACCGTTACCAAGCTATGCAAGATGAGTTAATGTCCGCATATGCCGAAGGACGGGTAATTTAACTTGAAAGGAATTAAAAATGGCACTAGGTTCTAACCATGTAACCAAGACTACGGCGGATAAGTTTATCCCCGAGATTTGGTCCGATGAAATCATCGCTGCGTATAAAAAGCAACTCGTTGCTGCTAACCTGTTCTCGAAGATGTCGTTCAAGGGCAAAAAAGGCGATACGCTGCATATCCCGAAACCCACTCGCGGTGCTGCTTCTCTGAAAGCTGCCGCTACTCAGGTTACTCTGCAAGCTGCTACCGAGACCGAAGTTCAGGTTCTCGTTAACAAGCATTATGAGTACAGCCGCCTGATCGAAGACATCGTTGAAGTCCAGGCTTTGTCCTCGCTGCGTAAGTTCTACACCGATGACGCTGGCTACGCTCTGGCTAAACAGGTTGACACTGATCTGGTTCAGCTTGGTCGTGGTGCTAACAGCGGTGACGGCACTGCTGCTTACACTGGTGCTTTCCTGGGTGGTGATGGTACTACCGCTTATGTTGACGGCACGACTGCTGGTACGGCTATTACTGATGCCGCTATCCGCCGCAGCATTCAGCGTCTGGATGACCAGGACGTTCCCATGACTGATCGCTTCCTGATCGTTCCTCCTTCGGCTCGTAACAGCCTGATGGGTATCGCTCGCTTCACTGAGCAGGCTTTCGTTGGTGAAGTCGGCGGTGGCAACACTATCCGTAACGGTCAGATTGGTGACATCTATGGTGTTAAAGTTTTCGTTACCACGAACGCTGATACGCCCACCACCACTACGAACCGTATCGCTCTGCTTGCCCATAAGGATGCATTTGTCCTGGCTGAGCAGATGGGTGTCCGTTCGCAGACCCAGTACAAGCAAGAGTACCTCGGTACGCTGTTCACCTCCGACATGCTGTACGGTGTCGCTGAACTGCGTGACGGCTCTGCTGTTGCTCTCGCTGTTCCTGCCTAATTAGGCTCTGCCCTGGCTTCGGCTGGGGCAGTTTTCTAAGTAGATTCTAAGAGTCTATTTAGCAAACTAAGGAGATATAATGGCTATTTACCGTGGTGCTGGTGGTCCAGGAGACGCTACCACCGATGCTGCTAATGAAGCTACCGTAGCCTCTAATAAGGCCACAGAAGCTGCTGCTAGTGCTGCTGCGGCGGCTGCTAGTGCCTCTGCTGCTGCTTCCTCTGCCTCATCTGCATCCTCTTCTGCAAATTCTGCAACTAGTAGTGCATCTTCTGCTACAAGTTCTGCAAGTTCTGCATCGTCTTCTGCTTCTTCTGCCTCTTCAAGTGCTACTTCTGCTACTGCCTCCGCAGGCCAAGCAGCTACTTCTGCTGTAAATGCCAGCACTTCTGCAACTGCTGCAGGGGTTGCTCAGACTGCTGCCGAGGCTGCACAAGCTGCTGCTGAACTAGCACAGACTGGTGCTGAGACTGCAGAGACTAACGCTGAAACTGCACAGGCTGCTGCTGAAGCTGCCAGAGATGCTGCTTTGTCTGCTCTTGATAACTTTGATGATCGTTATCTTGGTGCAAAAGCTAGTGATCCTACACTAGACAATGATGGCAATGCACTGGTATCTGGTGCGTTGTACTTTAATACCACTAGCAATGTAATGAAAGTGTATGACGGCTCTGTATGGCGGGCTGCATATGCTGATGTTTCTGGTGCTTTACTAGCTGTTAACAATCTTTCTGACCTAACAAGTGTTCCTACAGCTAGGACTAACCTTGGATTAGGTACTGCAGCTACTACTGCTTCTACTGACTATGCCACGGCTGCTCAGGGTGCATTGGCTGACTCTGCTACCCAGCCTGGAGATCTAGCTACTGTAGCAACTACTGGTGCTTACTCTGATCTGACTGGCGCACCTACCAATGTATCTAGCTTTACCAATGATGCTGGTTACCTAACCACCGAGACTTATACTGGTACGGTTACTAGCGTTGACATGACCGTGCCTACTGGCTTGTCTGTCTCTGGTAATCCTGTTACTTCTAGTGGTACTTTGGCTGTTACTTATTCTGCTGGTTATGCTATCCCGACTACTGTTAAGCAAAGTAATTGGGATGATGCTTATGTCTTTACTGCTGCTTTTCCAAGTCAGTCTGGTAACTCTGGTAAGTTTTTGACTACTGATGGTTCTAGCCTGTCTTTTGCTACTGTAGATGCACTGCCTAGCCAGACTGGTAATAGTGGTAAGTTTCTAACCACGGATGGTACTGATGCAAGCTGGCAGACCATCGCTACTGGTAACACCACTGCTACTGGTATTTGGGAGAACGCTAACACCATCTCTGCTGATTACACGGTTACTACTAACTATAATGCTATGTCGGTTGGTCCTATCACTGTAGCTTCTGGTGTTACGGTGACTATTCCTTCTGGCTCTACTTGGGTGATTATCTAATGGCTATTGTAATTAACGGTTCAACTGGAATCAGTGCTACTGAGTCATCGTCAGTATTGGGTAATGGAGTAGTAGAAGCTGCTGACTTAGCTGCTGGTGCTGCTGTAAGTAATATTGGTTACACCCCTGCTAATCAAGCCAATGTGATGGGCCGCAACAGGATCATCAATGGTGATATGCGGATTGACCAGAGGAATGCTGGGGCGAGTGTTACTGCTCCAAACGGTGAATACACTTTAGACCGTTGGGCTACTTTGTCGAGTGCGGCAAGCAAATTCACGATTCAGCAAAATGCTGGAAGCGTTACTCCTCCGGCTGGCTTTTCTAATTATGCTGGTATGACCGTTACTTCTGCATACTCCCCTACTGGTGGCGAAGTATTCGGTGTTCGGCAGCGTATTGAAGGTTATAACATGGCAGACTTTGCTTGGGGGACTGCCAATGCTAAAACAATAACTTTGTCTTTTTGGGTGCGTTCTAGCCTAACTGGAACTTTTGGCGGGGTTTTGCAAAACAATGGAGCAAGCCGTTCCTATCCATTTACTTATACCATTGATGCAGCAAACACATGGGAACAAAAAACCATAACAATTGCTGGCGATACTTCAGGGACTTGGCTTACCACTAATGGCGTTGGTATTACTGTGTTATTTAGCATAGGTGCTGGTTCTAGTATTTTGGGAACTGCTGGAGCCTGGGCTGGTGCAGCATATTACTCTGCAACTGGCTCAACCAATCTAATTGCTACAAACGGAGCAACCTTTTATTTTACCGGCGTCCAACTAGAGGTTGGCTCTGTTGCCACTGAGTTTGAGCGCAGACCTTATGGGTTGGAGTTGGCGTTGTGTCAGCGGTACTATCAATCTATCACTGCTATGTGGTTTTATGGTTCTGGAAACGGATCTGCAACAACTGCATCAACAATTACTGAAACTAGTTGCCCTTTATTTGTTCCATTACGAGCCAGTCCTACTTTGGGGACGGTGAATGTTTCTCAAATGGACGCAGATTCGTATAGTTCAAAATCTGGAATTACACCAACAGCAAACGGTTTTAATGTAAATAGTCAATTAGTTTTAAATTGGTCAGGATTAAACGCTGATTTGCAGGATAACAGACCGTGCGCCGTTCGTAACAATACAGTTTTAACGATTAGTGCGGAGTTATAAAATGTATAAACTTAGAAAATTTTCTTTGAAAGACGGTACGTTTATTCAAGATATTTTGTTTACATCTAGCAATGGTAATGTTTATTCCATCCCATTCGATGAAGCCAACACAGACTACCAAGAGTATTTAAAATGGCTCGCTGAAGGTAACGAGCCTTTACCAGCAGACGGAGAATAACAATGAGTATTAAGATTAACGGTGGTGCAACTAACTTCGCATCTACTTTTACTGCAAGCCCTACCGCAGACCGCACTGTAACCATCCCTGATGCTAGTTTTACAGTAGCTGGTACTGACGCTGCTCAGACTTACACAGCTTCACAGCGAGGCACTGTTACCACCGATAATGACGGCTCATTTGACATGAGTGCAGGTAACAACTTCAAGTGTACTCCGACTGCTAACTTCACGCTGACCTTCACCAACATCACTGCTGGTCAGTCTGGCAACATCTGGCTGGATAACTCTGGTGGCTACACAGTCTCTGCTCACAGTGCTGTGTACATTAATGCTGACACGCTGACTGCTATCTCGGTGGCTGGTGTGTACTGGATGAGTTATTACAGTCCTGATGGTACTAACGTAGCTGTGGCCGCTACTGGAGCAATTGAGTAATGGCAATTATCCAAGGTAACTCTTCTGTTGAAAGCGCAGTAGGCGCATACGAGATTCCTAACAGCCTGCGGTTTAACTCTGCGGATTCTGCTTATCTAAGTTGGACACCATCAGTTTCTGGTAATCGTAGGACTTGGACTTTATCTTTTTGGCACAAGCGCTCTAAGATTACAGATAGTGCGCTAACGCCTATTCTTGGAACACCAAGCAATACAGACTTGATTTCTTTTGATACTGATGATGTCTTTCGGGTATGGTTTGGCACAAACACTTACAACATTGAAACCACGCAAGTTTTTCGTGATGTTAGCGCATGGGGCCATTGGGTTGTTGCTGTTGATACCACGCAAGGAACACCTAGCAACCGAGTAAAAATCTACTATAACGGCTCTGAGATTACAGCATTTTCAACCGCTTCGTATCCGACTCTAGACTATGATACTGGCGTAAACAATACTGTTGAGCATCGTATTGGAAGAATGCCTTCTAACGATTATAACTATCTCAACGGCTACCTCACTGAGGTTCAATTCATCGATGGCTCTGCCAAGACTCCATCAGACTTCGGTGAATTCAACACGGACACAGGTGTGTGGCAACCTAAAGCCTACACTGGCTCTTACGGCACTAACGGCTTCTATCTGCCGATGACGCAAGACCAGATTGTTGAGGGCTTTAACACTGTTCTTTATCGTGGTAATGCTTCAACAAATAAGGTTACTGGCGTTGGATTCGCCCCCGATCTAGTGTGGATTAAAGATAGAACATTTGGAAGCGGTTCAGATCACTTCTTGTTTGACAGCCTTCGCACAACTTATTCGCTTTCAAGCAATACGACAGGTAATGAAACGCAAAAAAGTAGCGATGGTTTTACAAGTTTAGATGCCGATGGATTTACATTAAATGGTAGTGGCGGCGGTGACAATGTAAACAGAAGCGGCTCTGGGATGGTCGCATGGTGTTGGGATGCTGGTAACTCCACTGTTACTAATAACGATGGCGACATTGCATCACAAGTTCGAGCAAATCCGACTTATGGGTTTAGCATTGTTACTTGGACTGGGAATATTACACAATCGACCATTGGGCATGGTTTAGGAACAGCCCCTAAATTTATCATTGTAAAAAACAGAACCGATAGTGACACAAACTGGCAATGTTGGCACACTGGTTTGTCATCAGATAGAAGCATTATATTAAATGCCACTGACCCACAAAGTACTGATGGGCCGTATTTTTTTGGGAATAACACAAATATTGTAGTCCCTACTGATACTGTATTTACTGTTGGCGGAAATAACCAAGTAAACGGCAGTAGTGACAATATGTTGTGCTATTGCTTCTCTGAAGTATCTGGCTACAGCAAGTTTGGTTCGTACAGCGGCAACGGATCAAGCACAGGGCCTACTGTCACGACAGGCTTCCGTCCCGCTTTCCTGCTTATCAAAAGTTCTACAAGAACAGGTACTGAGTGGCATATTATTGATGACACTAGAGACACGGTAGACCCGCTAACAAAAGCACTAAGAGCAAACAGACCAGATCCTGAATTTGAAACAACAGCCCTAAACGCTGCTTGTAATGTGCAGATTACTGATACTGGTTTTACTGTAAACGGTAATGTGGACCACTTTAACTTCAGTGGTGAAACTTACATCTATGCTGCCTTTGCAGACAAGCGTGAGGCTGCTTTCTGGCGTGACTTCTCTGGTAACGGAAACAACTGGCAACCTAACAACCTAGACTTCAATGACTCTATGGTTGACACGCCTACGCCTTACGGTACTGACACTGGTGTCGGTGCAGAGGTGCGGGGTAACTACGCTACTTGGAATCCTTTGGCAAAGTCAGACAACCATACGCTATCAAATGGAAACCTGACAATTACAAGTTCTTCTTACGGTGCTGCTTGCGCTACCTTTGGCGCACAGTCTGGTAAGTGGTATTGGGAATTTGCGTACACAAACCGCACCGCAACCAATTCACCTGTGGTTGGTTTTGGAAATGAAAACTTTAATTACAGGAATCCACCATCAGGCTATCTTGGTAGTGATTTAAACGGCGGTGGTATAAACACAATAAGTGGAACCGCTCAGATTAACGCTACCAGCACTTCTTATGGTTCTGCCATTTCTAGTGGCGATCTTCTCATGTTTGCAATGGACTTGGATAACCGCAAGTTCTATATTGGAAAGAATGGCACTTGGTTTAATAGTGGCGATCCTGTTGCTGGAACTGGTCAGTGGCCTTATTCTGGAACAATCACTGGGACAACATTCTTCCCCGCTGTGAATATGTTCCAAGACACAGGAACAGCCAACTTTGGTCAGTTGCCCTTTGCCTACGCAGCCCCCACTGGTTATAAGTCCCTGTGTACTACCAACCTGCCTGATCCAGCCATTGCAGATGGTTCTACTAACTTTGATGTGGCCTTGTATACAGGCAACGGTGTAAACACTAACGATGGAAACACAATCACTGGCTTAAATTTCAAACCAGATTTTGTTTGGCTAAAGTGCCGTTCATCCGCAGAGACACATTCTTTGCAAGATGTTTTGCGTGGCCCTAGAGCAACAATGTACTCGCAAAGTACTGAAAATGAAAATGCTAACCGTGGTTATATAAACTCATTTACATCTGACGGCTTCACTACTGGTAACGCCAACGGAGCGAGCATCAATCCCAATAATGCAAACGGTTTTACTTATGCAACTTGGAACTGGAAAGCGGGCGGCACTGGTGTAAGTAACACTGCTGGCTCTATCACCTCGACAGTTTCGGCCAATCCTACGGCTGGGTTCTCAGTTCTGACCTATACTGGTAACGGAACCGCTGGTGCTACAGTCGGCCACGGGCTTTCTGTTGCGCCTTCGTTCTTGGTTGTTAAGAACCGAGATACCGCTGGCGAGCAGTGGGTTGTTTATCACAAAACACTAGGCGGCACACAGTATCTAAAACTAAGTGATACATCAGCCGTGGGTGCAAGTGTTATCGTTTGGAACAATACAGACCCAACTAGCAGTGTTATCACTCTTGGAAACTGGAGTGCTGTAAATCAAAGCACCAAATCTCATGTCTGCTATGCGTTTTCTCCTGTTGAAGGCTACTCTGCCTTCGGTTCCTACACCGGCAATGGTAGTGCTGATGGGCCGTTTGTTTACACGAACCACCGCCCAAGATTCCTGTTGGTCAAGTGTTCATCGGTGGCTGGTGAGGATTGGATTATTGTTGACGCAGTTAGAAATGAATATAACTATGTCAATAAGTTTCTTTTTCCAAACTTATCAAATGCAGAAGGTGCAGCCGCATCAAACAATGTGGTTGATTTTTTATCAAATGGTTTCAAGGTTAGAAGCACCTCGGGTGCATGGAACTCATCAAGCGCAACCTATGTGTACGCTTCATTTTGCGAAAACCCATTTAAGTATTCTTTAGCGAGGTAATCATGTCATTTGAACTCAACGGTAAACCAATCAACATCTATAAAGCCTACACCACGGCTGATGGAATTAAGTACGCTAACCTGCGTGATGCCTCTGTCCGTGAAGCATTGGGCGTGGTTGAGGTGGCTGACCCAGAAGCCTATGATCAAAGATTCTACTGGGGCGTAGACAACCCCAAACTGCTAGATGACCGTGAAGAGTCTGACGAGGAAGGCAATCCTCTGTATGTCAAGGTTTATGACCCAGTGTCAGAATCGATGGTGGATACTGATGTTCGGTTGGTGACCAAGGGACTCAAGAGCCAGTGGATTGCACAGGTCAAGGCTACGGCTGGTTCGCTATTGGCTGCTACAGACTGGATGGTTATCCGTAAGGCTGAGCGTGATGTGGCTATCCCTGCTGCTACCGTGGCTTATCGTGCTGCAGTGGTAGCTGAGGCTGATCGTCTTGAGACAGCTATTCTAGCATGTACAGATGTCCCTGGCCTGATCGCTGTAGTGGAGGCTCAAGCTTGGCCTAAGGCTGAGTAGTGGACCCAGTAATTGGTCAGATCAAGGGAGCAATCGGAGGACTATCCCAAGCGATCTCCCTTGCTGATGACCTGGAAGGCGTTGCCAAGCAGGTACAGGATCTTGGAAAGAAGGAACTAGCTGCCCGAGCAGAGTGGCGCAGGAAGCAGACACAGGTCAATGGTGACTATGCTTTCCTGAATGCTGTAGACGAGTATCATCGCGTCAAAGAAGCTGTACAGATGCGGGAGCAAGTCAAGAAGCAGGTTATACAAGAGTATGGCAAGGCTGGCTGGAAGAAGTAGAGCGTATCGAGAAAGCGTCAGAAGGAAGAGTTTAAGAAGCTTTACACCGAAGACGGGCATGATAAAGCAAAAATGTTTAAATTAAAGCTGGCTTGTTTCGGGCTGGCTTTTTGTATAACTATGATTATGTACATGACTGGTATGATTCGTGAGATGTCAATAGCCTTTTACGGAGCGTAAGTATGTTTGGTTTACCTATCGAAGCTATCTCCATGCTAGGATCTACTATCCTGGGTGGTATCATGAAGATGATGGGACAGGCTCAGCAGGACAAGGCTGACCAGTGGAAGATGATGATGGCTCAGAACAAGCAGACTGAAGAGTTTGTGGACGCTGCCCGTCAGATGCAGAACCCTAACGCAGCCTGGATTCGTAGGTTTATCGTTGTCCTGGCTATGACTGGTGGTCTAGGGATTGTCTTCCTGGCTCCTGCTATGGATACCGTGACGAATGTGCCTGTCACCACCACCGAGGGCTTCAAGTTCTGGTTGTTTGACTTCACCCGTCCAGTGACCACCTATGTACCTCTCAAGGGCTTTGTGACCCCTGACTGGCTACCAGTATCAATCATGAATATTATTGGTTTCTATTTTGGATCTGCTGCCATGCAGCGTAGATAAGGAGAGGTAAGTATGGCAGTAGAACATGTCTCAGAAGGCACTAAACACGTCCTAGACGGGGTTTCTGTGATCACGGTAATAGGAGCCCTAGCCGATGTGCTGCCAGCCGTTGCAGCCCTGTTTACGATCGTTTGGACGGGTATCCGTATTTGGGAAACTGACACAGTTCAGGGTTGGCTAGGTAAGAAATAACTTGACAAAACGTCAAAAGTATGCTATAATATAGTATCTTTAGAGAACTTAAAACATGTCCAGAAAAATATCAGTAGCAAGTACAAAGAATACGACAACCAAAGATGTATTGTATACTGTTCCCACTAAGAATACTGCTTTATGGAACTTGATGTACATTATTTCTTTGACTGGTAACTCAACACCTAAAGTTTATTGGTATGACAAATCTACTAATACAGAGTTTTTTATCGTGGGTGGTAAGAACTTAGGTATTGGTGAGTTTATTCTTCTTAACCAAGCTGAAGTTGTATTACAAGAAGGTGATGAGATTAGGATTCAAAACACAACTACTTATACGGTAACTTATGTTGCCACGTTAGAGCTAGTACCTAACCAAGCAACGCAATTCCACGGAGCATAACATGCCAATGGTCGGTGACAAGAAGTACCCCTACACTAAGGCTGGTAAAGCCAAGGCTAAGAAAGCCTCTGAAAAGATTTCTAAGCTTCGTAAAGAAGGCTATCCTCAGAAACAGGCTGTTGCTATCGGCCTGAGCATGGCTGGAATGAAGAAGAAAAAGAAATGAAGCCAGGACTCTACGCTAATATCCATGCCAAGCGCAAGCGTATTGCTGCTGGTAGTGGTGAGAAGATGAAGAAGCCAGGACAGAAGGGTGCTCCTACGGCTAAAGATTTTAAACAAGCAAAGAAGACGGCTAAAAAATGAACTTTTGGATAGGCGTAGCGTTCTTCTGTTTATCGGATACCTGCGCCTTCTGGAAAGCTGATCAGAACTTCTATAGTAAAGAGAAGTGTGAAGCTAGGGTTGAGTTCGTAATGAAAGAAGTGACAGATGCGGGTGGTATTGCTAACGGTGTCTGTCTTCCAATTAAACCAGGACAAGCATAATGGTTAAGAAGGTTTATCAAAACAAAGAAGGTGGCCTCAATGCCAAAGGCAGAGCTTACTTTAAGCGCACTGAAGGGGCTAATCTAAAGCCTCCAGTGTCCTCTAAAGAGGCTGCTAAATCACCTAAGAAGGCTGCACGGCGTAAGTCTTTCTGCGCTCGAATGTCTGGCGTTGAGGGACCAATGAAGGATGAAAAGGGCCGTCCTACTCGTAAAGCCCTGGCTCTTCGTAAATGGGATTGCTAAATGACCTACCTAGAAATTGTTAATGAAGTTCTAGTACGCCTGCGCGAGAGCGAGGTTACTTCTGTCTCTGATACTCCGTACTCCAAGCTGATCAGCAAGTTTGTTAATGATGCTAAGAGGCAGGTAGAAGACGCATACAACTGGAATGCTCTGTCAGAGACCCTGACTGTCACCACTGCTCCTGACCTGTTTAACTATGTCATGACTGGCTCTGGTCAGAGATTCCGTGTACTGGATGTCTTGTGTCTTGAGAAGGATAATTTCCTGACTTTTAAGACTACCAGGGAGATGGATAATCTGTTCTTGAACCAGACAGTTCAAAAAGACTTTCCTACATATTATAACTTTAACGGTGTGGATGCTAACGGTGACACGCAGGTTGACCTGTATCCTGTTCCTAATGCCATCTATAATGTTAACTTCAATATCATCAAACCTCAAGCTGCACTAGCTACTAACTCTACTCGTTTGTTGGTGCCTTCTGAGCCTGTAGTTTTCCTCGCTTATGCTAAGGCACTTGCTGAGCGTGGTGAGGATGCTGGACTAGGAAGTTCTGAAGCTTACCAGCTTTACTCCAACTCTCTGGCAGACCATATTGCCATCGAAGAGAGCCGTTATCCTGATGAGAATATCTGGACTCCATACTAATGGCTAAACCTCTTAACACCGCTACGATTGCTGCTCCTGGCTTCCTGGGACTAAACACTCAGGAATCTAGTATTCAATTGTCTAGCGGTTTTGCCTTAACTGCTCAGAACTGCGTTATTGACAGATACGGACGTATTGGTGCTCGGCGTGGTTGGACTGCTGTCAATGCTAGTAATGCTGATCTAGGATCTAATAATGTTGAGTTTCTGTTTGAGATGGTTGATCCAGTTGACGGTAATAAGCTTATCTCTGGGGGTAACAATAAGTTATTTATCGGAACTACTACGCTAGTTACTAAGACAGTACGTAACACGGATAACACGGGTGATGTTGCTTATACGATTTCTGGTAACGATTGGCAGGCTGCTTCCATTCCTTTTGGTGATGCTGCTGACGCTGTTCCCCACGCCTACTTGGTTCAGACTGGTCACGAAGCATTGGTCTACCATGAACTACCTACTGCTGGTGGTAATCCTCATGACCATGATAGTGGTGTTTATGGCCTTCAGCGTCTCGGTGATGTAGGCTCCTTGCCTCCTGGATATACGACTACTGACTTTAAGCCTAACACTGTTGTAGCTGCTTATGGACGTATCTGGATGGCAGACATCATTGGTGATCGTCAGACTGTCTACTTTAGCAGGCTCTTAAATGGTTCTGAGTTTAATGGTGGTGACTCTGGTTCCTTGTCTGTCAATGCTGTGTTTCCTAATAACGATCAGATCGTAGGACTAGCTGCACACAACGGTTTCTTGATTATCTTCGGACGGAACAATATTGCTATCTACGCTAACCCAATTGACGTTACTGAGCTTACTCTGGCTGACTTTATTCCGAATGTGGGCTGCTTAGCTAGGGATTCTATCGTTAATACTGGTACTGATATTATCTTCTTGTCTGACTCTGGACTGCGTAGCTTGCAGCGAGTGATCCAAGAGAAGTCGCTACCGATGCGTGACTTGTCTAAGAATGTGCGTGACGAGTTAGTGCAGAACGTAGGCTCAGAGACAACGACTAAGATTAGGGCTGTATATTATGATCGAGATGCTTTCTATCTACTTGCTCTACCTGCCACTCGTTATGTGTACTGCTTTGATCTTCGGGCTCCTCTTCAGGACGGATCGGCACGTGTTACTATTTGGGATAACATTGAGCCTCATGCCTTTACTGTTAATACTGCTAAAGAGCTACTCATTGGGAAAGCTGGTTATGTCGGTAAGTACTTTGGGCATAATGATAACGGTAGCAGCTATCGCCTGCGCTATTTCACTAACTATTTTGACTTCGATCAACCTACTAACCTCAAGGTATTAAAGAAAGCTGGCTTTGTAGTTATAGGTGGTTCTGCCCAGGCTATCTCTGTTAAGTATGGATTTGAGTACACAGATAACTATAAAGCTATTACGAAAGTACTTGACAGCGCGGTAGTTTACGAGTATAATATAGCAGAGTATAATATTGGTGAATACTCTGGTGGTATCGTGCTTGATAGGTTTACTGCTAACCTAGGTGGGTCTGGTGCTGTTATGCAGATTGGACTGGAGTCAGATATCAATGGTAATCCACTATCCGTTCAGAAGATTGACGTAGGTGTTAAACTAGCTAAGACTATAATCTAAGGATTTAAGATGAGTAATTATACTAAAGCAACTAACTTTACCGCTAAAGATTCTCTGCCTACTGGTGACTCAGGTAAGATTGTTAAAGGTACTGAGATTGATACCGAGTTTACAGCAATTGCATCTGCAATAGCTTCTAAAGCTGATACTAACAGTCCTACGTTTACTGGCACTCCGACTGCTCCTACTGCCTCTTCTGGAGCTAATAATACTCAGCTTGCTACCACAGCCTTTGTTACAACTGCTGTCACCACAGCAACTGGAAGTCTTGGTACTATCTCTACTCAAAACTCTAACAGCGTAGCTATCACTGGTGGGACTATGTCTGGTGTAGCAATTACAACTGGTACTATCAATAGCTTGACTACTGCCTCTATCGGAACTAATTCTTACGGTACTCGTACTATTAGTACTAGCACTCCTTCTGGTGGTTCTTCTGGTGATATCTGGTATAAGGTAGCTTCCTAATGTCAACGTATGTAAACGACTCAGGGGTCAATAAAGAAGTCCTTGAGATTTATGTCAATGACGGGGGTACTTGGAAGACCTGCCAGGATGCTTACGTCAATCAGAATGGGACATGGAAGTCTGTTCTGTATGAAGCCGGAAGCATTACTTATAATCCTGACCAGGGCGGTACTACTTCGTTTACTGTTCCTGCTGGTGTGTTTAGTCTTACTTACACAGTTTATGGTGCAGGTGGTGGATCTGGCTCATGTAATTCCAATGGTGACGCATGGGTAGGCGGCGGTGGAGGCGCAGGTGGTAAGTCTACTGGAACATTGTCTGTTACTCCTGGAGAAACTCTTACACTAATTGCTGGTACTAGAGGACGTGGTGCTTCTTACCGTTTTAATGATAACTATTCTTACAATCCTAATAATAGTAATCTTGGTGTAGGCACTGCTGGTGGTTCTAGTTATATTAAAAGAGGTGGGACTTCTCTTGTAACTTCTACTGGAGGAGGCGGCGGCGCAGGTCTAAATAATGGTGACTATGGTGGTGCAGGGGGTGCTCCTACTGTAGCTGGAACTGCTCCTACTTCTCCTGGTGGTGGTTCTGATGGTCAAGGCGGAGCAGGTGCTAATACTTCTCGTTATGGTTATGGATATACTGGTTCTATCCCTGGAGGTAGGAATGGATCAGGTACTCCTCCTTCAGGCGGTAACAGAGGATCTGGGTACGGTAACGGAGGCGGTCAGTCTGGACTTGGTGTAGGCACCGATGGACAAGACGGAGCAGTTCTCCTCACGTGGTAAAGTTTCCAGTAGTACAGCGTCCTGAGTATATTATGTATTTAGAGTACGCTCATGATATGTTTTGGCTCCATGCTGATGTATTTAAGTGGACCGCTGCAGTAAAGAAAGATTTTGTTCGTAACCTAGATAGACTCCAAGACTTGATCAACTCGCCTATCTATGGAATGGTTGACAATAGTAAACTAGGTAAGTTTGGTAAGTCGATTGGGTTTGTGTTTCACAGTCTCGTAAGAGGAAATGATAATAATGTATATGAAGTATACTCAAGGAGTTTATAATGGGTAAGATTGTAGGCAATATCCTCGGATTCACTTCTGCTGGTAATCAGGCGGCAAGAGAACAGCTTGAAGCTGGTAAGATGGCTGCATCTGCTGCTGCGTTTAGACCAGTAGACATTACGAGTCGATTTGGTGCCGGTGCTTTCCAGACTGGTGTAGACCAATATGGTACTCCAACTCTTAAAGGAGCATCTTATACTGTCTCTCCAGAGATGCAGGCTATTCAGAATGCAGTCTCTGCTCAGATGCCATACTCTGCTATGCAAGCTGCTAATGTCACAGGACAGACTGCTCCTTGGCTGATGGGTGGCGCACAGAATCTATTTGGCCTCGGTGCTCAGTATCTTTCTCAGTCTCCACAGGCTGCTGCTCAAGACTATTACGCTACTCAGCAAGCATTGCTTGAGCCAACCCGTCAAGCTGAAGAGGCTCGACTGGCTCAATCAGTGTTTGGACGAGGACGTGCTGGTCTCAGCGTAGGAGGTGTTAATCCTGACCTAGCTACTTATGCTGGTGCTAATCGTATGCAGGATCTGCAGTTGGCTGCTCAAGCTGAACAGGCTGCTCAACAGCGTATCGGCTTTGGTGCTGGTCTGTTTGGTCAAGGTACTGATCTCTACAATCAACTGTATGGTCTTCAAACTACTGCTTACAGCCCGCTCCAGACTCAGCTTGGTATGGTTCAGTCCATCGAAGAACTGGCTCAACAGCCTCTGCTTCTCGGCGCACAGCTTGGTGGTCAGCAGGCTACCGCAGGTGCAAACATGGGTCAAAGCTTGTTGCAAGCAGGTCTCGGTGCTGCTCAGTCTCGTCTGCAAGGAAATCTGGCAGGTGGTCAGGTGCTTGGTAATATTCTCAGTTCGTTTGCTGGAAGGAAATAATAATGGCCCAGATGAATCTATCACAGCTTGGCTCTTTGTTTAAAACTCAACAAGAGATTATTGACGAAGAGAAAAAGAAGCAACGAGAAGCTTACCTTAATAGATTGAAGATGTATCAGTCTGCTGGTCAGGGTCTTGGTCCTTTCCAGGGATCTGTACAGGCTTGGTCTGGTATTGGTGAGTTTATGCATTCTTATCTTGATAAACAAGAACTAGAAGCAAAGAAAAATGCTAGTCCCCTTGACAATCCTGATATCAACAAACAGCTTATTCTTGAAAGTTATGCCCAGGAAGACTTAACTGACCCTACTGTTCTTAGAAGCTTAGCAAAGAATCTACAGTCTCAGGGATTTATTAAAGAAGCATTGACTGTTGCTGGTACTCTGCAATCTATGGAACAACCACAGAACGAAGCTGTTACAGCGTTCACTGGTAAGGTTGATGACAAGCGTGTTCCTCTTGTCTTTGATAAAACTACTGGTGCTTATAAGTATCGTAAGGATAATAAGCTGGTTCCGTATGATGGTGAGATTGAATATAAACCAGGATCAGTTGATGAAATTAAAGGCGTTGTTGCTGCCGCTCTAAAGGCTCAAATGGAAGCTAAAACTGGTGGAGGCGGTGCTACTGGTGTTAAAGTCGGCAAGGACGGTAGGCCTACTGGTAAGGTTAATCCTGCTAATCTTCCTCCTCCCGCTCCTGGTAGTGTTAGTCCTCAAGATGCAGTGAAGATTGCTGAGGCAGATCGTCTCAAGCGCAAGGCTATTCAAGAGGCAGAGAGAAAGCGTCTATTAGAAGAAATGACAGGTGGCTGGGGCGGCAACGTAGCACCATAAGGAGTTAACATGGCTTATGAAGTCTCATGGGATGCGTTCAGTAAGGAAGATATTGACGCAATCCTAGCGGGTAGGTATGACCAAGTATCAGAGCCTGGGCTACGTCTACTTACAAACAATCCGTATGAATCAGGTGAATCGTTCCAACGTGGTGTGGAGCGAGGGTTTACTTCGACTCTCCGTGGTGTAGCTGAACTCTTTGGAGCAGACAAGACCCAGGACGATATCGAGAGAGAGCGTGAGTATCGAGCAATGCTTGAACTCAACCCAGGTGCTACCATCTCTGGCTCTGTTGTTGGTGGTCTTACCGATCCTACTAACCTAGCCCCTATCGGCACTGCTAAGACCTTTGGTCAGTTTGTTGGTCAGGGTATCGCTGTAGGTGGCGTTGCAGGGGTCTTAGAGCCCACGTACACGGCTGCTCAAGAAGGTGGATACGATGATAGCCGACTACAGAATGTGGGCGTTGGAGCGGCTTTTGGAGGCGTTGTAGGGGCAGGTTTAGGTAAGCTTCTCACTCGCTCCGCTGGCAAGGAAGACCAACTAGCTACTGATCTGGTATCTAACGCTCAGGCAGAACTACAAGCTGCGCTCACCAACCCAGGTGACAAGTCTAAATTCCTAGGTGCTTCCCTGGATACTCTGTTGCAGCGCAAAGCTGAGGCACTCAAGGGTACTGGTGAGGTTCCTGTCCAGCCTACCACGTCTGTAGAGGGTGCTGTCCAGGCGGTTACCAATATCCAAGGCGAGAAAGCCCTGCCCACTCTGGACCCTCAACTGAGGGCTGCTCAGAACATGTTCGGTAGAACTCCTATGGCCTTTAGCAATGACATCGACATGGCTGCATACATCGCTGGTAAGGGCACTTCTACGTCCTCTGGCAAGTATCTAGGCTTCCTGGCTAGAGCCCTTAACCTCCCCGTGTCAGACGCTCAGAAGCTCGCTAAAGAGGCTTACAACGAGATGAAGAAGAGCAATGGTCAATACCTAGTCCAGATGGGGTTGAAGGGCGAGAATGCTGCTCAGCTTCCTGTACGGACTAGCCGTGCTATTGATAGAATCATCAATCCTGTTGATAAATTCCTTGACAACGAGTCAAAAGTAGTGTATAATTATGGTAGTAAAATGCTTGAGCAAGAGGGTAAAGGTAAATGGAAGATCAATGCTTCTGATACCAACCTGAAGAATATTCATGCAAAACTACTAGAGACTGATCCTAACGCTGGTGTGATTGATGCTGCTAAGGCAGCTTTCGGTTATGCCCGTGGACTACGACACATGAAGAATGAGTTTGGTCCTACGTTTAAGGCTCGGTCTTTTGATGATTACCTAAAGAATGCTGGCGATGATAATGACATGTTGCTGTCGATCCTAAAGAGTGGTGATATTGATGGGTGTCCGATCTAATGGCTAAGTGCTACGCTCCGTACTATAAGCATCTGCTTCCTAAGAAGAGGATCTCTCCTCTGACTCCGCGTCAGTTGAAGATGATCTCTGAGATTAAAGATCCTACCAGGAAGGCTAAGACGCTAGGTGTGCTTGCTAAGTATCTTGATGATACGTCCCTAGCTGCACTGAATATTGCTGACCAGATCAGTCCTCAGCGTCTGAAGCAGTTGACTCGCCTGGGGCAGCCCATGTCCGAGCAAGAGCGTCAGGCTCAAGGGCAGATCCAAGAGATCATGCAGTCACTCGATCCAAGTGCTAAGCAAGACTTTGACTGGGTGTCTGATCAGATTGCCAAACAGTATCGCAAGGGTGATGTTCTTACCGAAGGTGAACGTGAAGTTCTGTACGCAGTCTTTGCTAAACAGCAGCAAGAGTTGCCTGTTGTGATGGCTCAGTTGGAAGAAGCCGTAGCATTGAATGATGATGAATTGATCTCTTTGTTCGGCGGTAAGTATCTACAGTTTGTCCAGGCTGCTGCTGCAGTTGCTGGTGATAAGAACGCTGTGTCTATGGTCCAACGCTCGTACAAGCGGCTGAATAAGCAGATCAAAGATAACACGGCGATTACAAGACTATTTGATGATGAGGCTTGCTGATGGCTCTGAGTGAACGCTGTAAAACAATGCTGGGCAACGTAGCCCGTGCTGCTAGGAATATGCTGAACAATCCTCACCTGGATCGTAAGACAGCTATGTCTAGCATTACCAAAGGAGCAGTCGATAGCATCAATGACCCCTCGCTTCGTCAGCAATTGTCTACTGTTGTCCGTAATAACTTCCTGTCTGCTACTGCTACGTTCTTCAAGAACCTTGGTGGTAACATGGGCAGGCTGATTGAGTTGCCTCTGACTCGTTTGTTCTCTGGCAGACCGATGGAGTCTGTAGCTATCCTGGAAGGCTATGCTGGTGCATTCTGGAAAGCATTTCCTCGCTTCCTCGGTGGCTTTGCAAACAAGAACATTGAGTTCGATGGACGCACTGGTCAGAATATGGACATCTACTTTAAGATTCCGTTGGTTGACAAGAAGCATCTAGACCTGATCAACAAGCCGCTCAACGCAGTGCTAACCTTCCCTCAGAGCCTCCAGCGTGGAGTGGACGAGGGTTTTGCTGTTATGCTTGAGCAGGCTCAGTTTGAGATCATGAAGCATCGTGTTAAGCATATGGCTGACGAGGACGTACTTGCTAGGTTCGGTATGGATAAGCATGACTTCGTGAACCAGATGGATGATGTTCTCAAGTCACGTGACAAGGTGTACGCCGAGGCAATGAAGAAGAATGATCCTGAGTCCTGGGCTAAGATGAAACCTCTGTGGCAGATGATGGAAGGTATTGATGCACAGATGGCATCAGAGATGGAAGACTTCGCTCGCTATGGTGTGTTCCGTCAGCGTCTTGGTGATTCGTTCATTGACCAGAGTACGCGTAAGATTGCTGAGATGGTGACCAAGAGCCCTGAATTGGCCTTGATCCTCCCCTTCGTTGTCACTCCTGTTAACATCGCTAAGTTTGGCTTTGGCTTTGTCCCTGGCATTGGCCTGCTGCGCTCACGCCCTGACTTTGGTAATCTGTTGACCAAGGGCAAGCTGGTTCTGAAAGACATCCAGAAGTACGAGGACGCTATCGCTAAGCGTGAAGTTAAGCTTGCTAAGGCTATCGAGAACGGTAGCGAGGGTGCTATCGAGCGACTGAATAAAGAGATTGGTACACTGAAAGGCAGGCTGCAGTTTGAGCGTGACTTCAATCGTGACCTGATCGCTCAGCAAGTGCTTGGTGCTGGCTTCGTTGGCACTGCCTACTACATGAAGCAGAGTGATATGCTGACTGGTGAGTACTCTTCTGATCCAGCTAAACGCCGTGTGCAAGAAGAAGCTGGCTTCCAGCCTAACTCGATCAAGATCGGTGGCAAGTGGGTTAGCTACGCTGGTATCGAGCCCCTGCATACTGTGCTGTCAATGACTGCTACTGCGATGGATCAGGTGCAAGAGGGCATGATGAAGGGCGAAGATATGACTGAGCGGATCTTCCGCGTTGGTAACGTGGTCAAAGCTTCGTTCCTAAGCAAGACCTTTACCGAGCAGTTGGCTAATGCTCTATCTGCTGTCCAGGCCGACAATCCAAGAAAGATTGAGCAGTTCGCAGTCAACATGACTAACGGTCTTGTGCCTAACCTGCTGAACGAGATTGCTCGTATTGAAGACCCCATCCGCCGTGAGATCAGAGATCCCGAGTTGAGTGCCTGGGTGATTAACAATATTCGTTCACGTGTGCCTTCTTTCCTTGGCGGTAATCGTCAGGAACTACCAGCCTCTGTTGGCCTGCTTGGTCAAGAGCGTCAGCTACCTAGCACTGCAAGTCAGATCTCTGGCTTCCCTGTCAAGTCAGCAAACAGGACTGCTGTTCAAGAGTTGATGAACAATCCTGAGTTGCGCCTCACCCCAGTCAGCAACAAGATTGGTGGAGTAGAGTTGACCCCTGACCAATACAACCGTTTGGCTACTCAGTCTGGTCAGATGCTCAACGTCTTGGTCGAGGCTCTTTCTACTAGCGAAGGATTCTTGATGTTGCCTAAGTCCATGCAAGCCAAGTTCATCAGGGACTACACTTCTAACTTCCGTAGAGATGCACGTCTAGCCATGCTGCCTGAGATCATCAAAGATCCTGCACAGCGTGAGCAATACATCCTCAACGAGATGCTGAAGAACGGTATCAACCCATACACTTATGATGAATAATATCTTTGATCAAACTGTTAAGTTTATTATTTTGTTGTGGTTTAGTCCTTATTTCCTGTTCGGAGCCAGTGATGCGTAAAAAAACTACTTATGAAATTATTCAAGAAGAGTTACTTAAAAAAGAAGGTAAAAAGAATCATGTTTACAAAGATTCAAGACAGCTTTTAACCTATGGCGTTGGTCATCTTCTTACCGCTGACGATGTAAAAGACCTTGGACTAACTGGACGGGTTAAAGAAGTACAAGTAGGTGGGACAACAGGATATAAATTAGTTGAAGGTAAAGACGCTAAGTTCCAATACATTAAAAATAGTAAAGGAGTAGTCTACGATAATAAGGTAACTTTAAAAGGAAAACCTTTGACGGTAGACGAAGAGAAAGTAAATGACACTTTTTCAAAAGACTTAGAATCAAAATACTTACAAGCTAAAGCTTCTATTCCTAATTTAGATAGAATGGGAGCTTCAGAGCAAGCCGCAGCAGTCTCAGGCTTCTTCCGTGGAGATCTTTCTGGTAGTCCTAAAACCTTGAGACTGATAAATCAAGGTAAGTTTGAAGAAGCAGCTAAAGAATTTCTTGATCACAAAGAGTACAAGACAACTAAAGATGAAGGTATTAAATCCAGGATGGAGGGCATAGCTTCTAATATTAGAACTATGGGATTAAGTCAACGTGGATATGAGATGCTACCTGATGATGGATTCAACAGAGAGCGTTCAGGCGGAAGAGGTGTAGGTTTGTCACAGGTAGATGTAACAAGCGATGCTCCTCCTGTAGCTGCTGGTATGGTTCAACCCCTGAGCCAGGAGGAAGTTGCTGCAAGGCGTATGGAGATCGACAACCTACTCAATCCTCTGGTCGAGGAAGACAAGCGTAGCTGGTGGGAGAAGCTGTTCCCGATGGGTGGTGACGAGTACGGTTCATACTCTGACGTTAAGTATCGTAGATAAAAAAAGACCCCTCCGAAGAGGGGCCGTCAAGTACTACTCTGGGATATTCCTACTCAACAAGATCCTCACGATACCAAGATCAATGACGAGATAACCCTTGTCTAGTTCTTGGTACTCGATACCAAGCTTACGCCGCTAATAAGTCCGACTTCAATGTCCATAATCCTTTTTCTCCTTCTCCACTCCAACCCCAGTTGCCTGTCATACCGTTAGCATTGTAGTCAGTCACCACGCCCTCGAAGAAGTTCTTCAGGCTGTCACCATTCACAATCCAATCTAGCCAAGGCAGGGGGTTCTCCTTGACCTTCCAGTTGCCCTTCAGTCCTAACTGAATGAGCCTACGATCTGCGATGTATCGGATGTACTTCTTGACCTCATCAGCAGACAGTCCATCAATCTCTTTCTTCTCCTTGTAAGCCAAGTCAATCACCTTGTCCTCTAGGGCTACTGCGTCCCTGAACATCTGGTAGATGCCTTGCTTAAACTCATCGTTGACAATCCGAGGGTGCTCCTTCAAAAACTCATGGAACAGGCGAGTCATGCCTTCCACGTGCTTGGACTCATCACGGATACTCCACTCCACGATCTCACACATGCCCTTCATCTTGCCCTGACGCTGGTAGTTGAGCAGCATCACAAAGGCTGAGAACAGGCTCATACCCTCGTTACAGGCAGACTGAGCCAGAGCCTTAGCAAGCCCCTGCTGGGTGTGTACATCAGCCGACTGCATGAACTCAATCTTCTCCTTCATCTCATCGTACTCCAGGAATGCAGAGTACTCCTCCTCAGCCAGTCCCAGGGTGTCATTGAGCAGCGCATAAGCCCGCTGGTGTACGAACTCACGATTGACAAAGCTAGTCAGCATAGCCCTGATCTCGTTGTTCTTGAACTTAGGCAGGAACTGCTCGATGTAGTTGGTCCCTACTGCTACGTCTGACTGGGTGAAGAGGCGCAGGATAGAGGTGATATGGTTCTTCTCTTCCTTACCGATAACGCCTGTCTTCCACTGAGCTACGTCCTCAGCTAGTTTAGCTTCCCATTCGCCCCAATGGATCTTCTCATGCTCTACTGCAGCCTCGACTGCCCAGGGGTATTGGAAGGGTTTGTAAGTAATGGATGGTGCTAGTACGCTCATTGTTTCTCCTTATCCGTGGCAAGCTACGCATTCATCTGCGTCTTTAAGTGCGTTACGAACTACTTTCTGACTAATCTTATCTGCCGTTGCTCCAGCAGTGGTACGAAGGTAATACAGACCTTTGAGCCCACGCTTCCAGGCTCTCAAGTGTACAGCATTCACATAGCCTTTGTCACTACCTGACGGGAAGAACAGGTTAACTGACTGGCCCTGGCAGATGTACTGCTGACGCTCTGCTGCGTGGTCTACTACCCACATCTGGTCTAGCTCGAATGCAGTCTTGAACACATCTTTGGTGTAGTCATCGAGGAAGTCCAGGTGCTGCACTGAGCCTTCGTTCAGGATGATTGACTGCCAGATGTCATCAGAGTTTTTACCTTGCTCTTCAAGCTTTGCTTCAAGGTATTTATTCTTGACAAGATGGGCTCCAGCCCTGGTTCGATGTACGTACGCGTTAGACTTAACAGGTTCAATAGATGGAGAGCAGCCCACAATAATAGAGCTATTGGCATTAGGAGCAATAGCAAGCAGGTAAGCATTCCTAGTTCCAGTACCCGTAAGATCTGCTGGTTCGCCACGCTCTTGGGCAAGAAGTTGGGTCTCATTAAATGCTTTCTCCTTAATAGTTTTAAAAATACGATCATTGATGCCCTTAGCCATTGGTGACTCCCAGGCAATACTCTTCTTCTGTAGGTAGCTGTGGAAGCCCATAGCACCCAGGCCCAGGCTGCGCTCAGACGAGGCAGAGAACTTGGCCCTCTCTAGCTCATCAGGTGCATTGTCAATAAAGAACTGCAGCACGTTGTCGAGGAAGCGAATCAGATCACCAATCATGTTGGTATCCTTCCACTCCTCAAAGTACTCCAGGTTCACAGAGGACAAGCAGCAGACAGCAGTACGATTCTCGTCAGTGACAAGATGGATCTCGTTGCACAGATTCGATCCTTTGATGCTCAAGCCAAGCTTACGCTGGGCAGGATTGATAGCACCATTGGCAGTGTCGATGAAGTTAATGTAAGGCTCACCAGTACGAAAGCGCGTCTCAAGGATACGATGCCATAGCTCACGGGCAGGGATAGTCTCCCGCACAGTCTTGTCATTAGGGTCAATCAGATCCCAGTCAGTGCCTTGGGAAACTGCCACCATAAAGTCATAAGATACGTTAATAGCGTTATGAAGATTGAGGCACTTACGATTAGGGTCACCGCCAGTAGGTACACGTATATTAAGAAATTCAATAATGTCGGGATGAGAGACATCAAGATACGCCGCATAGGAACCCTTCCGTGTTTTGCCCTGACGATATGCTGTCATGTCTGCATCAACAGTCTTGAGGAATGGAATGGGACTAGGTGCGATATCGCTAGTAGAACGGATATCAGACCAATGACCTCCTACTCCACCGCCTAGTACAGATAGCCACCGTAGCTCTGTTGAATGTGCGATCAGGCCTTTAAGTGTATCTGGTACGTAGGACAAGAAGCAAGAGATAGGAAGTCCTCGAGGCTTCTCACCTGGGAGAGGTGCATTTGAGAGTACTGGGCTGGCAAACATGAACCAACCTTTTGCTGCGTACTCGTAGATGCGCTGGGCGAGCTCCATGTCCCCGTAGCTGTAGGCAACTGCTGCTCTTGCATACGCCTGATCTGGGATGTACTCATCCTTTCGCATGTAGTAGTCTTTGAGTAGTTTGTCGGCTTGTTCTGTATATTCATATTGTTTGTCTAGTAGTTTAATTCCCAGATGTTCCATTCAGTCTTCCCAGTCTATAAGTTTTTCTAATCTATCCGCTTGGTCTTCGATGAGATCCTCAAACCTGTCCACTATATCTTCTGAGGTTAGGTTTAACTCTTCCACCAAAGTCATCTCGTCTAGGGACTTGAGCCGTTCTTGTATTTCTGTCAGTGTCAATGCCATAGAGGAACCTAATATTATATCACAGGTTTACGTTTTTGTCAAGCTCATCTACAACTAATTGAGCATACCCAGCGATATCTAGCCATGAATCCCGATAGTTAGGATCACCATTTAAGATTCTAGCTAACTTGTTGGAGATAAGATCCAGGCTCTCCTGCTGATACCACTCCAGGCTGTTGTTCCGCACGTTGTAAGAACTTCGGATAACATCCTTTAACATCTGTGAAGTTTGTGCAACGCACCTGTACGATCCATATCGGTCACCACGTTGCTTCAGGGTTTGTTCGATTTCATTCATGTTCTTTTAATCCTCGGGTCATGTATCCATTGATCTTCACATTTAACTGGCTCGGGAGCCGGAACCTCAAAGAAGTCGGCTATCCCACAACCAGTAAGGTTAACTAGCAGCAACAGGGCTATCAGTCTTTTCATACTTCTTCCTCAAGTACTTTAAGCTCACAGGCATCTCGTCAAAGCTTCCGTTGTCCACCTCATGCAGCATCCAGACACCACGCCAGTAGTTGTTGCCTTGTGCTCCAAGGTAGTCCTCATCATGTAGGTAGCAGCATCCTGAGAACAGACCAGTAAGCTGAGACCCATCTGCACGGTTCGCATAGGCTATCTGACGGCCTTGTACGTGTCCCATGACAGCAGACATATGACGCTTGGTCAGCAGGGCAGCAGCGGACGCTACAGGCCTTCCCATCACCCCACTTGTAAAGAAATGACAATAAACCACGCCGTCAATAACAACAGGAGTAAGGTAATCAAACACCTCCCAACCAGCCTCTTCGTATCCAAGGTCTCCCATGCCAATTGTTCCATCAAGTTTTGGATCTCCTTCAACGGCTCGGGCAATTCGCTCTTCATGGTTTCCGAGTGTGAGGACCATTCGGGGTTTGTATTGTTTCTCTTTGTTTTTTCGTTGTCGCTCATTAAACTTCCTCATAGGGTCCAGCAATAGGTTCATTGCATACTTGGTTACTTCGATGTCCGTTTTGTAACGCCTGCCTTCAAAGCTCTTCTTGCCTACGTCATAAGATGAAAGGCTAGGCATATCAGAGAAGTCTCCAATGTTGATGATAACGTCAGGCTTCTTGTCAACAATATATTGCCCAACCCAGGATAGATACGAGAGATCGACTCCATCTTTAACTTGACAATCAGGTATTACTAAATGTGTTCGGCTGCTCATTCTTTACTTGCTCCTTAATGTTATAGCCATAGGCTGCACCGAGGAAATCTAAAAACATATCGTGTACGTCTTGCCATGATGCCCAGTCACTGACTTCGATCTCTTTGGTCAGGACATCTCTTACTGTCTCTTCTCCAGGGTAAATCTGCGCTTCATGCACAAACTTGAACTTCATCGTTGGTGCTTTCTTAATCTCTTCTACCTCGTAGGGTACACCACTCACTCTCATGATCTAGCCTCCTTCAATAATCTAAAAAAGTATTCAGCATCTACAACTACCAGGGGGCATCTTCGATTCTGTTTAATAACGACAACAGCTTCTCGCGCTTCTGGCGTGTTTGTTTTTGCTTGGTCATAGTAACCGTATACGGCAATTCGATCCCTTGACTTGCACTCCACAGAAATGCCAAGTCTCTGTCCCGCTCCTGCGCTGAAGAGGATATCTTCCCCACCCGCCCCCATACTGGTTGATCGGATGTCTTCAATGGTTAGTTCCTTGAAGTTCGCTAGTAACTGGTCCCGAGTCCATTGCTGTAGTAATCTTCCTTTGTTCTTTGCGCTGCTTGGTTTCAAGGTTAATTGCCCTTCGTTTAATGATCCACGCTTTCGGTATGTGCATTCTAGCATTACTCATTGTCTTTGACCATGTAGCTGCAACCACGATTGCGTCTTTCGTTTCATCAATAATATACCCTACTGTGTGACATGCATGCAAGGAAGCTTTGACATTCTCTTCCCAGCCTAGATCTGCTACTGCATCAACCCACTCTAAGTAGACAAGCTTGGGGGTTGCCACAACTCGTTTTCTTTTCTTCTTATCCATAGTAACTGGGCCATCTCCGTCATGCGGTGAATATCGTTGTCATACGCCGCAAGAACTGCGGTGAATAGTTCCTGCTCGGTAAGAGCATCACCAAGGATCTTATCAGCTTTCTTAGGACCAATGCCTTTAAGACCAGGAATGTTGTCCACTCTGTCCCCAGTAAGGACTTGCTTGTAGAAGGTTCGTAGTGTGTCATCCTCATCAACAAAGTACTTGTGATCCTTGTTGAAATTATAATGCCAACCGCGAATCATGTCAAGGTCTTTGTCGATACTATAGATCATGTAATCCTCAATGTCCATTGTATAGGCTTTAATCCCTATAGCATCGTCAGCTTCTTGACCTTCCACAACTTCAAATCCCCAAGACTTTACGAGGTATTCCCGAAGGAGCTCGTAGTGCTGCGGCTTAGGGGCACTCCTGTTCCCTTTGTAAGGGGCTTCCTTGGCTATCTCCACACGATAATTGTTGGAGCCTGTCAAGTACCCTTGATAGTCACCTATCTCAGGCATCATGATTAGGTCTTCAACAAATGAGGCCATCCTAGAAATGGCAATACCCTTGCTCTCCCCTTCGGAAGCGAACCCCACTCGGTATACAAAGATATCACCATCTAGAATAGCCAGCATTACTTGACCTTAAACTTGTCGAGGAAGTCAGCCATCTGACGCAGGGCAGTAGCTGCTACCTTCGTAGAGTTAAAGGTGTCATCGTTAATGATGACTTCACCACTCGGATAGACAGAGAACTGAAAGGTGTCAGGCCAAATACCATGAAGGTCAGGCACTTCTACCTCGTACACCGCACGATTCTCCTTGACAGATCCTGATACTACTGGTTTCTTTGCTGCTTTGGTCATTCTAGTCTCCTTAAAGTGCTTCGGTTAGATCTTCGGCTGGCTCATCCTTGGTGTACTCAATGAGATCAGTCACGATTAGTTTGTTGATACCTGCTCCAATACCTTTGTTGCCAGCATTGTTGTATTGATACGGCTTAATCAATGCGACACCTTTTGACCCGTTACCAATCTTGACGTTGATTGGGGCTCCGTTCTCATCCACCACAGGGATGGGATAGTTCGCTGATTTAGCAGTGACAAAGAAACCCTTGTCATCATACTTGGGGTTAGTGCGAACGCTAATGCCCATGTCTTCGAGTGCCTGGATCGCATTCTTGGACAGATTACAAAGGTCAACCTGATACTTGCCTGACTTTACATTACGCTCGGCTGTATTGGCCCACATGATATCAGCTTTTACTTTGATTGGTTTCAATTCCATTTAGTTCTCCTGAACAAGTTAAGTTAGTACTACTATTATACCACACTATTGCAGGGTTAGCAAGTTCTCTGGAGCCCCGCTCTCCAGTGAGTGATCGAGCATATCATACACTAGCCCTACCATCTCAAATGCTTCATCTAATTCTACTGAGGATCGTGCATTGACCTGACCATCCTTGACTCCGATTATAACAAAATTTTCCTGGGTTGTCAACCAGTCAATCAGATCCGTCCATACTTTCATTTGCTCTGGTGTTAAACTCAATGCGTGTCTCCCCAATTGTTACCTATATTTGCCTCGCCGTCAAGTGGACATTGCAAGTTAAACTTCTGCCCTGCTTGACGAATACTTTGAATACCCATAGCTGCTACCATATCAGCGTCCTCCTCAGCTACCTCGATCTGCCACTCGTCATGCACGTTAGCGACAAACCTAGCGTCCAGTTTCATGGTCCTGATCTTACGATCTAGCAGCACCAGGGCCTTCTTCATTACAATTGCACCAGCACCCTGTAAGAGCGTGTTAAGTGCAGCGTGTGCGGAACGAATTTGCAGATGCCTTCCGTCCAGCCCTTTAATCCAGCCTTTCGCAGAGTCCCTCTCAACTTTTGTTCTGAGTGCTTTGAGCGCGGGAGTGTTATCAAGAAATTTCTGTAAGATCCCCTGACCCTTCGCTTGGCTAACACCAGCAATAGTTGCGATTTTCCCTGGTCCGCAGCCGTATAGCAGGGCATAGATGAAAGTCTTCGCCTGATCCCTGGTTGCCAGTCCCGCAGATACTTGGTTTTTGGTGTGAATGTCAGTACCGTCCTCTTTCCTCCCCTCAACAACCGCTTTAGCATACTCCTTGTCTCCCATATAGTGAGCCAGCATACGTAGCTCTAATCCTGATGCATCAATACCAACCAGTTTATAGCCCCCTGGTACGATCCAGCATTCTCTGCACTCCTTACCCCACGGACTACCTGAGGAAGGCACCTGAGCCATATTAGGGCTGTTGTGTGTCATCCTACCTGTGACTGCTCCGTTGGTGAACACCTTACCGTGAACCCGTCCATCTTCGGCTGCACACTCAAGCCAGGATTCAACCTGAGCCACCCGTTTCTGAATGAGCAGGTACTCGGCAATCTTTCTTGCTTCTGGTATATCAACTCCAGCCAGTACTGATTCATCAACCACCACCTGTCCTTTCTCAGTGAACTTATTGGGCTTCCATCCAAGTGATTGGAGTCGCTTAGCAATCTGTTGACGTGAGCCTGGGTTGAATGTTTCGATGTCATCCTTCAGCCTCTTACCAGTTTTCTCAGAGTAACGCTCAGTGACAATTGGAGGAAAGATAGCTTGGAGATCCTCTTCGATCTGGGAAAGCGTTGACTTCCAATCGGCAACGAGACAAGTGGCTTTTGTTCTGTCGAGTAGAAATCCATGCTGCTCCTGAGCTCTGATGATTCTTGCAACTTCATGTTCGAGTTCATTGCTTTCACCCCAATCCTTGAGTTCGTTGGTCAATCGTTTATACAACTCATGTGTTACGTGTACGTCTTGAATACAGTAGTCAATCATCTCCTGACTTAGACCGAGATCGAAGTCGCTGAAGCTCCCTTTGTTTTTCCCTAGCCTCTTCCCCCATGCGTCTAGACTGTGCCCGCCCTCTAGCTGGGGATTCCACAGCCTGCTCATCACTAGCGTATCTGCTACTGGGTTCGATTGCGTCTTCAAGTTCCATCGCTGATTCAATATCGGTAAGTCGAACGAAATGAGATTGTGTCCAACGAGTCTGTCGCTTTCCTTTAAATACTCGCTCAACTTTTTTGGTTCCGTCCATACGTTTACTTCCCCCGTCTCTGTGTCTTTGGTAACGCAGCACCAAATGGTGTCATGCTTGGTGTTTGTTTCAATGTCAAGGATTATTGTCCTATAGTCCATCAGTAAAGGTTTCCGTCATTCGTCCAGTCATCTTATCATAGTACAACGAACAAGCTGGTCCTGTCATGCCAGAGAAACGATTCTTCAGTACTCGAACCCTGGTGGTGTGACGGTCCTGTAGATCTTCTGCCTGCCCGTTGCGCTCCAATCCTATCACAAGATCAGACAACTGTCCAATACTACCTGACCCTCGAAGCTGGCTCAAACTTGTAGCTGCACCTTCCTCATGGCCCTTGGTGTCAGGACGCTTCAGGTGTGAGACAGCGAACAGGCACACTCCAGTCTCTGCTACGATCATGCGTAGCTTGGTCATGATCTCGTCCAAAGCTTTGCGCTCGTCACCATTCTCCTGACTTGACACAACGATACTTACGTGATCAAGGAAAATGTATTTACAACCAAGAGCTTTTGCCATGAACCGCACTCTGGAGATGATGTTGTCAACTCCCGTGCTACCAAAATGATCAAACAGATAGAGCCTATCAGTTCCAAGAGTATCCTCAAAACTGAAACGAAGTTCTTCATCACTTGCCTCCGCGTCTGGTAGGTGTAGTGGCTTGTTGATGGACAGACTCATCAGGCTGCGAGCAGTCTTCTTAACAGATTCCTCCAGGAACATCAAGCCAATATTATCGTTGGTGTTCTTCAGGGTGTGATAGACAATCTCACGTAGGAATTGTGACTTGCCTAACCCAGAGCCTGCAGTGACAGTGATGAGCTCACCAGTACGGATGCCATAGGTCAGTTCGTTCAAGCCAGAGAACGGGTACATCACCTCTGCTCTTTCGACTGGCTGGTTGACAAGACTCCACAAAGTACTGCCACAGACGATGCCATCTGGTACGTACTGTTCTGACTTCCACCATTGGTCTACGAATCCTTTTGATTGTTGTGCGGCGAGATAGTCACACGCATCTTTGAGCCCTTGCTCATGTTTGAACACTCTAGCTTTGGTTCCAAATAGTTCAGCAACCTGAGCAGCAGCAGTTCTACCTTGTTCGTCAGAGTCAAAGCAGATAACCACATTCTCGAACGAGTCGATCCACTCATAATTCGCCTTGCAATCTGCAAGTGCTGACCCTGCACCGTTTCGTATACTGACAACAGGATAACGTGAACCCAGCATTTGATACGCTGCGAGCGCGTCAAACTCTCCTTCGACAAGCGTGACATACTTCCCTCCTTTTGTGAATAGCTGCTGACCGAAGAGCCCTGCTTCCTTCCAGGAACCCTCGATGCTGAATTGCTTTTGTTCTGTCCCTCTTTTCTTGTAGGCTACAAGCTGCTCAGAGCCATTGTAATAGGGGAAATAATAGTGATTGTTGGTGATACCGACACCATAGTCCAGACAAGTGTCCCTGGCAATGCCCCTGGAAGCCACGGAACGGTACTCTAGAGCCGTTGGTTGGACCAGGGTAAGGGTATGCATAGTCATCTTCTCTTTCAGCGGCGTAGAGACGCTATTGGACCGTCTTGTGACCCCACAGGAATAGCACTTGGTTCCCCAGTCATAGGTAGTCAAGGCATCAGACGAGCCACAGTCAGGACAAGGTTGATGGGATTGTAGTTGTTCAGCCATTAGAACGGTAGATCCTCGAAGTCAGTTGGGCTAGATTTCTTCTTCTCGAAAGCTTGACGCTGTTTAAAGAGGTCAGACAAGTCCTCAAACACCTTCTCCTTGCCTAACATTTCCATGTAGTCAACGACATCAGTGAGACAGAACCAGTAGCGTCCTTCCTCACAGGCTTGTTCGTAACCATCGTCATACATTTGGAGCTCCTCTGAATAGATTTAAATAGTAGTGATAAGAAGTAATAATAATAGTAATCATAAATATTAAATAAGGAACTAATAAGAAACTATAAAGTATTATTGTAGCACATTTTTTAAGAAAAGTCAAGAGGCTCATCATCTTCTGTCTCTCCATCCTCATGTTCTAAGTCTGGTCTGTCAACCACATCCATGTCATCCTCAACAAAGACAAAACACCTGTTGCACAGATCAATGTACTCGTTAGTGTGTGCTGACTTTCTTGTTGATTCATAGTCAGTCAGGATACAATCACAGGACAAACATCTCATAGTAGAACCCATTCCCTTGTTTCAGTGTGGTATTTATACAACAGTCCGTTGTTGCCTAGCCCAATGATGTTACCTTTTGGGTCAGATGTAATCCCTACAATCTCTAGGGGCTTTTTAGGTACAATGTCCATCAGTTCTTCGTCTGTTGAATCCTGACGTTTACTTCTTCGAGCCATGAGTTCTCCTGTTCTAAGCGTTTAACACGTTCTCTGACCATGCGAATCTCTCGCTCTAGTTCAGACATCATCTCTTCGTAGCGAAGGCTTACAATCGCTTCTACGGCCCTTCCAAAGCGATATACAGGGCCATCAGCAAAGGTGTTCAGATAACATTGCTGGTCCTTGGCGATAGCAATTAGTTCTGCATCACTGATGATCTCCTGCATACCATGTAGTTGACAAGGCCCAAGCTTCATTCGACATTCTCCTTGATTGTCTTGTAGTGGTCTACTTGGTGCATCTTACAGAACACCTCCCACAGCTTCCATTGTCGTAGTGCTGATACCTGCCACAATGCCATCAGCATGTTGTCCACCTCGTCCTGTGACATAGGCTGTCCATCACAGTGACGCTCGAACGCAGCTTTAAGGTCCGCCGTCATGTCTGCCTCATAGATTGCCTGCTCTAGATCGAATCGGTCCATTATTTCCTCTTAGTAGTTGACATATTGAGTTGACGTTCCATCAATGTGACACGATAGTCCGTTTCCTTCTTGTAAGTATACCACTCTTCTCGAATCTTTTCAAGCTGCATAACAGAATAAAGTGAAAACGCACCCAACAGTAATGCGCCGATAGAAAAAATATAGTTCATGAATTGGATTGCTTCCATGTTAGGTTCCTTGAATAGCGACAATCATCAGGCCAATATTAGCCACAGCATAGGCCACGTAAGCCACAGAGAGCCCCACCTTGCCCTCGTAAGCGAAGGCTATGCCCGCACCTACGTAGAGCAGGGTTGAGACAATCAGAATCCACGTGCCTAGCGTCACACCAAGCCACGTCATACAGGCACCTCGCTTTCTAGTACTCGTTTCTCTAGCCATTTAATGTCTTGCTCCAGGTTATGAATCTTCGTGGTCAATGCTTTCTTGCAGTCCTCGAGTTCCTGGATCTTCTGCTCCAAGTACATCTCGTCTTCGTCTGCCACTTTGAGTTGCCTACGTAGTTCGTCACGCTCTGCCACAACGTCACCATAATCGTCAATGTGAACCCAATCCTCGCTATTATACCAGGACATTATATTCTCCTAAGAATAGATAAATGTTAAACCATAAATGAGTGCAAAGAATGCAATAGGGATCGCCAATCCCACGATGGCTTTCAATCAGTCTCCTTATTATTCGATGCTG